CTAATATTTGACATGTCGCAGGCGGCTTGGATGGGTAGCGGAAAGAAAACCAAAGCTCTTAAATCTGGTCCCGGCAGTGTGGCTTATGCAGAGAAGGTTGGAACTAAGGGGGCTGGGAATAGTCATAGAGACATATTCGCCAGTAGAGAATATAATACCCTCAGACGCCTTTCAAAATTTTATGAGGACGCTGGTAAAGCGCTAAGAACAAGGGACGACTATATATCCGCCCTGAATGATTGGGACCCCAACTGGCAACAAATGACCGGTCTTAGGGAAAAGAACATAGTGGACGGCACAAACGGCGTGTTGTTCCAATTCTCCCCAACCAACAAATCTGATTATCTGCTAGGTGGCTTTAACGCCATAATGAAATTTGGAGATGACGGAACTGCTAAATTCTTTGGCACAGACAAGCAGGATATATTTGGCCGGAGTATTCCAGGCGCCAGTGATGCGGTTGTTGGGATTGGGTCATCGTCTAGAAAGATAGGTTGGAAAACAAAAAGGGGGAAGATTGCTGAGTCAACCGGTAAACCAACACGGTACAAAACCCCACCCAAAACAGGATCAACTAAGGGAGATGCGGTATTAAACGGAAAGAAGAAGGTCAGCAGGGGGTCTGGTGCAATCAAAGATAAAGCAATCCCCTCATACCTCTCTAAGAAAGAACGAGAACTCATTAACTCTTTACTGGCTCTTGATTCTTCTGTTTCACCGTCCTTTCTTGCTAGCCGTGGAACGGCTGGTGCAGGCACTGCAAGCCTACTAGGAATGGATTACTACGAATGAAAACTGAAATGCAAGAAACCTTTATCGAGCAGTATTGCCTAACAGGCAGTGCCGCCAAAGCTGCGGCTACCGCTGGTTACTCCTCCCCTAAGCAACGGGGCTACGAGCTGAAGAATAAGTTCGCAGCAGAGATTGAGCAGCGTCAGAAGCGCATGTTGCAGGATTGCGTGCCCGGTGCTATAGCACAGTTGCAGAGCCTAGCACAGGGCGCTGAGAGCGAATCAGTGCGTCTGGGAGCTGTTAAAGATGTGCTGGACAGGGCAGGGCTGAAGCCGACAGAGAAGATTCAACAGGAGATATCCCACGTAGAGCAAGCCTCCACCGATGAGCTACAGAGGGAGCTAGAGGCTCTTATGGGTACATCCGATCCAACTGTTGTTCCAGACATGGTGAACTGATGCCAATTAGAAAAGTAAAGGGTGGTTGGAGTTTTGGGGGTGGGGTGCATAAGACCTTAGCATCTGCTGAAAGATCATATGCGGCTTACTTAGCCAAAAAGAACAGCAAGAAAAAGCGGGGTTGAAGTATCTGAACAAAGATATTGAGCGATCGCATACAAGAGCAGAGCTGGAAAAAGCGGTAGAGGTTGCTAGGGAGTTACGACAACGTGAGCGATTTAACAAGCTAGATTTCTACGATCCTTACCCCTACCAGCAAAGGTTCCACGAAACAGGAGTAGACGCCAATCAGCGGTTGCTGATGGCGGCCAACAGAATTGGAAAATCCTACTGCGGCGCAGCGGAGATGTCCTACCATGTCACTGGGTTATACCCAAGCTGGTGGAATGGGCGTAGATACAGGCAGCCTATAGTTGCGTGGGCGGGAGGAGTTTCCAACGAAACGACACGAGATATCGTGCAACATGAGTTATTGGGTTCCCCAGATGACCCGGACGCCTTTGGTTCTGGTGCTATACCAAAAAATCTAATAATTAAAACCGAACGCAAGCCCGGTGTTCCTAACGCCAAATCGGTCGCCCTAATCAGGCACGTTAGCGGTGGGAACTCTTCTTTATTCTTCAAGGCCTACGAGATGGGTGTGGAAAAGTGGCAGGGCCGCAGTGTTGATTGCGTGTGGCTGGACGAGGAGCCAAGCAGAGACATCTACTCCCAAGCTGTTACGAGAACCCTTGACCGACGCGGTATGGTCTACATGACGTTTACGCCAGAGCGTGGCATGACTGAAACGGTAGCATCGTTTATTAACAGCATAAAGCCTGGACAAGCCCTGGTTAACGCCACATGGGATGACGCTTCTCAGTCTGTTATGTCTATGAGGGGCCGAGAGGGACATCTACATGAGGCTATCATGGAGCAGATCCTGAGCAGCTACAGCCCGCATGAGCGGGAGATGCGGCGATTTGGACGCCCATCGATCGGTAGTGGTCTGGTTTTCCCCGTGATGGAAGAGAAGATAATGGTAGATCCTGTTCAGTTGGAGGAACACTGGCCACGGATCTGCGGTATAGACTTTGGTTTTGATCACCCCACAGCGTGCGTGTGGATGGCACACGACACTGAGGAGGATGTTCTGTACGTGTACGATTGTTACAGACAGGCAAAAGCCTCACCCGCGGTACATGCAGCTTCTATAAAGACTAGACCAGCCTTTATACCAATAGCATGGCCACATGATGGCAACCGCCGAGACAGCATGGGAAATCCCGGTTTGGCGGAGCAATACAGGCAGCATGGCTGTAACTTTCTGCCTTTTCATTTTGAAAACCCACCCGCTCTGGGGGAGAAGAAAGGTGGCAACTCTATTGAGGAGGGGATCATGGCGTTGCTACAAAGGATGGAATCCGACAGGTTCAAGGTGTTTGCAACGCTTGGGGATTGGTGGGAAGAGTTCAGGATGTATCACAGAAAAGAGGGAAAAATCGTCCCCATTCGTGATGACCTAATGGCAGCTACCAGATACGGCGCCATGTCTTTGCGATTTGCCGTGGCGGGGTCAGACCCCACGTGGACTGAGGAAGTGGAATACAGAAACTATGGAATCATTTAATGGCTGAAAAACTAACTGAAGAAGAACTGGTAACAAGGATACGGGGAGAAATCACCGAGTCCCTTGGGTATATGGGTGACACCATATCCCACCAGCGAGAGCAGGCAATGCAGTATTACTACGGCCTACCCTTTGGCAACGAGGTGGAGGGCCGCAGCCAGTTCGTAGACTCCACGGTACAAGATACAATTGAATGGATCAAGCCGTCGCTTATGCGTGTGTTTGCGTCAGGGGACGAGATGGTGAAATTCAGCCCTCACGGTCCAGAAGATGTAGAGATGGCTCAACAGGCTACAGACTACGTTAATTACGTTTTTACAAAAGACAATCCGGGCTGGGAGATCTTGTATTCGTGGTTCACGGATGCGCTCCTATCGAAGAACGGGATTGTCAAAGTATGGTGGGACGATTACGAGGAGTGGAACAGGGAGGAGTATCGCGGCCTTGACGAGACAGAGTTTGAGTCTTTGCTGTCTGATCCAAGCGTAGAGGTTCTGGAGCATACAGAGTACGAAGATGTTAACGCTCACCTGTACGCCTCTGAGGAGGAGGAAGTAGAGGAGGAGGTTGTCCCTGAACAGCAGCCGATGCCGCCTATGGGTATGGAGCAGCAGATGCCTCCCGCCGCGCCACCCATGGAGATGGAGGAGGAGGGCGAGCAGGTAGAAGAGCAGGTAGAAGAGCAGGCCACCGTCACGATGGTGCATGATGTTGTAATCCAACGTCGAGATTACGGTGGAAAGATAAAGATAGAGAATGTTCCGCCGTCCGAGTTCCTCATCTCACGAGAGGCCAAAAGTATACAAGAGGCTAGGTTTACATGCCACAGAGTGTTGAAAACCCTGTCCGAGCTGCGGGAGATGTATCCTGATAAAGACCTAGATGTAGAGGATATGTCAGGCGCTGCCGAGGATATGGCTGACTTTTCTAGCGAGCGTCTTGAGCGGTTTGCGTTTGATAAGTCTGCCACGTACTGGGAGGGCTGGGGTGACGCTACCTACGGTGAGGACGGCCTACGCACCTATTGGTTGCATGAAAGTTTTCTGCGTACAGACTTTGACGGAGATGGTATTACTGAGCTGCGTAAGGTATGCACCGTTGGAGACACGGTCCTGTCTAACGAAGAAATAGATTCCATCCCGTTTGTTTCCATCACCCCAATAAAAGTTCCCCACAAGTTCTTTGGTTTGTCTATAGCGGATCTCGTTATGGATCTTCAGTTAATGAAGAGTACCCTGATGCGTAATCTCATGGACAATATGTACAACCAGAACTTTGGTCGATTTGCAGTTCTAGAGGGGCAG